GTCGCCCCGGAAAGCGGTAAAGGCCCGGAAGCCCGCCTGCACCGGCACCTTGTAGCGCGCCTGGCTCTCAGCGTGCCAGGCGGCCATGGTGGCGGCGTCGTTGATGCCCAGGGCCACGTAGCGGAACCACTTCTGGCCGATCATCGTGGTGATCGCGCCAGGCGCAGGGTCGCCGGTGCCGCCTGCAAAGGCGGTGAGCGCCACGCCCAGGCCGGTCGGCGTTTTTTCGCCGTACAGGTTTAGGCGCACGTCCATGCTGTTGCCGCAGGTGCCCTTGTGCTTGGAGGTCAGCGTCACCACAGAGGCCGCTGCCACGGCCGTGGCCGGCACATCGTCAGTGGCATTGATGGCCGCAGCAATGGCCGTCGCCACAGACGCCGCAGTCTGCGCCGCCGTCACACCCACCGTGACCAGGTAGCCCGCCAGGTAGATGCTCAGGGTGCCCGCCACCGTGGGGGCAGCGCTCACCGTCACCGTGCTGGTGGCGGCCACACCGGCGACCAGGTCAGCGTAGGGCAGCATGTACACGTCGAGCGACTGGTCGATCGCGCGGTAGCGCTTGACCATCTGCGCCAGCATGCTGCCAGCGCCGGCCTTGGTCTTGGCGTCCTGCACGCTGGCGATCAGCGTGACCTCGCCAGCGGCAGCGGTGCCCGTGGCCAGCTTTTGGCCGACGATCAGCACCGCCGGAATGTCGCCACCGAGTCCGGCCTGCGAGCCGTCGATCTCGATGTACGCGCCGGGGTAGCGCAGTGCGCTGGGGATTTCATTGAAGTTCATGGCCATGGGGGCTCCTTGTTAAAGCGTTGCAGAGTCGTTGTGCACGAGCCCGGCGTAGGCGGCCGGGTCGGGCAGGTAATTGGTCAAGTGCGCGGTAAAGCGGTAGCGGTCACGCCACCAAAAATCGCCCTCGGTGTACTCAATGACCGACCCGCCCGCGAATTTCAGCGGCCGTATCATGGGCTCATTGATGCCGCTGGCGGTCGGCAGCTCGTAGCCCAGCAGCAGCTTGTGCACCGCCCGGCGGTAGCGCAGCAGCTCGTCGTCGCTGGTGCCGGCGCTGGCCATGCGCTCATTGGTGATGGCGATGACCACGTCAAAGGCCAGCGTCACGTCCTCGGCCCGCTCGCCTGCGCTCTCGACAGCGTCCGCCGCGCGCACCACCCAGGCCGCCGGCAGCGGCAGTGTGTGGCCCTTGGCAATGCGGGCAAATTCGGCAGCGCCGCCCACTTCGCGGAGCCAGTCGCGCTCAAAGCCCAGCGGCGCTGGCTTGAGCAAAGCGATCAGCGGGGTCAGCGAGATCATGTCTCGCTCCAACCGTAGTCCGCAGAGCTGCCGCCAAAGCGCGCTGGTGCCGACTCAATCACCGGCTGGTCGGCCGATGTGGGCTGCGTCGCATCAAGCGGCGTGTACAGCTGCAGCTTGCCCGCTGCGCTTTGCTCCAGCAGTCGCAGCACCGCGCTGTACGCGGCCGCATCGTCCTTGCTGACCTCGTCGCCCCTGAGGTTGTAGAGCGCCAGGGTGCAGGCCATTTTCGTGAGCATGCTCGACGCCGTAGCCCACCATCAGCGTCTGCGCGTCAAGCAGGGCCGAGTCAATCGCAGCCAACGCCATGTCCACCGAGGCGCGCACCTCCGCGTCCAACCCCGTCAAGTCGCCGCCCTCCAGCGCCAGGCGCATGGTCTCCAGCGGCACCATCACCAGGTCGGTGGGCACGGCAAGCTGGGCCAGGCGCCGCGCGTTGGAGCGGGCGAGCAGGTCTTGACGGGAGGCGAAGGCCATGACGATCAGCGCTTCGCTTTGGCGACAGGTGCAGCTGCAGGTGCGGCTGCAGGTTCAGCACCTGCAACCGGCGCACCAGTTGCAGCGGCTTCAGCTTTCGCTTTCGCAGCGGCCGCCTCAGCCGCCTGAGCATCGGCCTCGGTTTTCGCAGCAGAGACCGCCGCAGCCTCGGTATCGGCTTTGACTCGCGCCTGCGCAGCAGCCGCTTCGGCCTCAGCTTCGACTTGCGCCTGCGCAGTGGTCGCCGCGTCGAGCTCGTCTTGCGTGGGCTCAAAGTCTTCGGGCATGAGGCCGGTCACGTCCAGCATCTGCTCTTCGTACAGGCGCTGCGCAGTGGCGTCATCAACCTCGACGCGGCGCCATGCGTGCGTAAAGGCCTCGCCGCAGCGGAAAAAGGATTCAGGTCCGGTCTTGGGGCCGACACGCACGTAAAGCACCGTGAGGCCTGCGCTGGCGGCCAAGATGCCGAGTGCTGCAAAGAGCATGGATTTAATCGATTTCATCGTGTGTCCTTGGGTTGGGGTTTTGTTTGGGGTTGCCAGGCCAGGCGCATCAACTGCGCCTGGCCACTCAAAAGTCACCAGTGCTCAAGCCGGCGGCTCAAGCCATCCAGGGCGTGACGACCAGATCCAGGCGCTTGTAGTTGACGTTGCTGGCACCGTTGGCCAGCGTGGCCTGCAGCAGCAGCGCCTCGGCCGCCGCGCGGTTCGACACGCCGCACACCAGGGTGTCGGGCATGATCCCCAGCTTGCGTTGGCCGTCCCCTTTGAAGTTCATCATCGCGATCAGGCCGATGTCCATGTTCGCTGCATTGAGCGTGTCTTTTGAGGCCCAGGCGCACTGCCAGAAGCCGTAGGCCGCATTGCCGCGCCACCGGCCGCCGAAGCTGTAGGTGTCCAGGTCAAAAACCTGCGCGCTGTTGACGCCAGTCACGCTCTCAAACACAGGTTTCTCTCGCTCCTGCAGGTAGAACGGCTTGGGTGCGCGTTTGGTACAAAGCAGCACCCACGGGGCGCCCACACCGGTCTGCATGTTGCTGACAGCAGTGACCGCGCCGGTGCCGTTTTCACTGGCGTAAACGGGGTGATCGGTGTCGAAAAAATACTGATCGTCGTAGCAGAGCGAGGCAAAGCCGGCCGCGATCGCCTGGAACACCAGGTCGTTCATCAGGTCCTTGGCGGCCTGGCCACCGCCTTCGGCCACCGTGGCGTACTGACAAAAGGTGTCGTCTTCGATGTCGGTGCGGGGCACGTCGATGGTCGTCTCGAACTTTTTGTTCGTGACGGTGTAGGCACGCTCAGCCACCGTCTTGTGCAGACGCGCGCCGACCCATTCACGGAACGCCGGGAACTGGGTCAGCCAGGCGTACGTGTTGGACTTGCTGCCGCTGGGGATGTAGCCAGCGACCTTGCGCCAGTCGTCTGGCGTCAGCGCCAGGCCAGACATGAACTTAGCGCGCAGCGTCGTCTTGAGCGCGTCGATTTGTGCTTGCGTGAGCATGATGATCCTTAAAAAAGTTGATAGGGAAGACCGTTTTAGGTGGACGGTCACGCCACGTCGTCAGCGCATCAACGCGCCTGCGTCGGCTTAAGCCGCGTTGCTTTGCTTCGCAGCCAGGAAGTCCTTGTGGGCCACACCCATGCGCGTGCAGGTGGCGATCTCGATGGCGCTCAGACCTTCGCCGCCGTCGGTGTTGCCGGCAGGCAACTGGCGGCCGTCTTGCAGCAGCGGCGCGGTGGCGGCCAGGTACTCGGTCAGGGCGGCCAGGCTTTGCTTTTCCGCCCAAGGCTTTTGCGCGGGCGCCAGGCGGCCATCGGTCAGCGCAGCCGTCAGCATCTCGGTGTGCTTGTCTTTCTCTGCCTTGGCGGCGTGAGCAGTCAGCGCCGCCGTAGCGGTGTCGCGCTCGGCCACCACCGTCGCGTGCTGCGCGGTCAGCGCGGCGACTTGTGCAGTCAGTGCGACGACTTGCGCCGCCTGCGGCTTGAGCGTCGCGACTTCGGCGGTCAGGGCCGCGATTTGTTCCTCTGGCTTCATGGTTTCCCTTTCAGTTCTTTGGGGAGGGGTTGCAAAAATTGACCGCGACAGCGCAGCGCTCTCTGTCAGCGGGTCCAGGCCATCCAGGCCTGGCGAGTTGGTGAGCGCCACGTACAGCACCTCCAGCACCTCTCCGGTGCTGGGGTAGTAGCTAAAGACCGCGCTGATGTAGCGGTACTCACGCGCCTCAATGCGCGTCTTCGCGGTGGCCGTCCAGCCCACGCTGACAGCCCACAGGCCGGCCTTGCCTGCAGCCTGGTCGGTAGCGCGCCACTCCATGGAGCGGAACCAGCCGGCGGCCGGGTTGGGCTGGCCGTTGGTCTCCTTGTGCAGGGTCTGGTGCTCGTAGTCGATGAGGGTGTCGTTGCCGCGCCCAGCCATGCGCTCTATGACGCGCTGGGCGATCACTTCGTCCAGCAGCCAGGCGTCGCAGTCCCAGGGCCGGCCATCGACAGCGCGAAATGGGCCTACTGGCAGCAGATGAGCCTCGGAAGGCACCACGCCTTGCGCATTGGCCGCGCCGATCTCAAAGGACAGCGCGGCGGTCTTGACGGTCGGTGCGGCGGTGGTAGATGGCAATTCGGTGCTCCGTTGGATGAGCACCAAGTTTCAAATTTCAGCGGAGTTGTAAAAACCCGTGAAATGTTTCGCGCAGCCTGCCTGGCAGTTGCTGATGAGCATCGCGCACTCAGCGCCTTTTATGGCCCGAGAGGCCCCGGTAGTACACGGCAGCGCTACAAATGCGGTTTTGAACGCGTTTAAACGGCTTGTCGGGCCATTGCAGCCCAGCCTGGAGCCTAGTCAGCGAACAAATCCGACTGCCTGGCCAAAAAGTCGGTGTGGCTGGCGCTCGGGCGGCCGCCTTCGGTGTCTCTAAAAATGTTGAGCACGTGGCGCACGGTCAGCGCGTTGGTCTGCGCAATGTCACGCGCCGTGCGCATGCCGCGCTCGCGCACGATCTGCTCATTGCGGTAATGCAAGAACAACTTGTCCACCTTTGGCAGCGTGATACGGCGGCTGGTGTTGAGGTGCGGCTCCAGCGCCTCGCGCAGGCGTGCCATTTCGTCCGGGCTCAGGCCCCAGGCGCTCTGCTTGACAGTCGGCACCCATATTGGCGCACCGCCCCGGCTCTCCAAAAAATTGCGCGCCCGGCCAAAGCCTAACGCCCGCACCACGGCACGCAGCACGGGAGG